CACATATAACTTGTGTTGGTCAATAAAGTTGTAGCGCTCTTACTAACGTAACTATTACCAGTAGCTGTATCAATATAATTAGTATCAAAATGAAGTAACATCGTAGTGTATTCATCATCTACTCCATACTTTACATAAGCCGATGTAGGCATAACAGTACCTAATGATTGATATAAAGATGTAAATAAATCAACACCTTTTACAAATCTGAACTCATCTATATACCCAATAAAATTTACTGTTGCGCCAGATAAACTTGGATAACCTCTGCCAATGTACACCATTCCTGTGTCGTCTACAATAGGCCCAGATAAATTTGCTGTTATGTTATTACCACCTACTGGAACATAGCCATCAGAGTAAACATAATCAAGCACATAGTTATAGACAGGCATACCGTTAAAAAATAACTTTAATTCACTTCCTGTACTCACAACAGCTACATGGTTAAAATTATACTCAGAAAAATTTAAAGTATCCCAGTCATTGGTACGCAAATGCTCAGGCAATTGTAACTCATTCCACAACGACTGTACCCAACTTGAAGGATAACTATAGTTGTTAAGGAGTCCTTTGGCAAAAGCTACTGTTGTGCCGTTAGACACAGCAATAAAAGTTAACCAGTAAAAATCAAAATGCAATCCTGTGCTTCGGGGGTCTGCTTTATCTTTCTGCTTTTCAATGTAAAACTGCCAGTAGTTGTTAGCGTCTTGATACTTAGATGCTATGCAGTATGACCTGCTTGTCGCATCCCAGTAACTAACTCCAGCAATGCTAAACGGCTTCACAAAAGCTTCAATAGAAAACGGCCCAGATCCTAGTGTCCAGTCTGTGTGGTCAGCTGTATAGATATAACTACTACCATCAAGAAATAGACTAGCATTTCCATACTTTTTATTTCCAGCGTCAAGTTTAGCATTTCCATACACTGTCCATACTTTACCAGACCAATCAAACACTCCTGCTTGGTTATGATACCCATTAAAGTGTATGAGTGATTTAGTATTTGCTGTGTCTACTGGAAAACCCATTTGCTAACTCCTATACATCGGTTAAAGTAAGTGTACACGATACAACTAATATATCATCATCCACTAATGACTTTGATGTAGGAAATTTTGCAGCTGCAAATAATACAGATCCAGCAGTTGCTGTATCTCCTTTTGTTTGTGTATTAGCAGCTGTACCGCCGACCAAAGCAGCTCCATATGCAACAAATGATGCATTAGCTGTAAATGTTGCTTTTGATGCTGTATTGGTTATAACACTTGCTGTAGCATCTACTACTGTAAACGCAGGTCTGGTTGCTTCATCTATCGTTGATGTTACTTCTGTGTAACCTGGGACAGCATAAGTATCACCAACTAAAGATACATAGTCATTACTAAATATGCACAAGTACCAAGTGGTAATTTGCGCAGCGCTATTAAACATTACATTCAGTAATCTATTTCTTCCTTCAGTAGTTGTTACATTTTTCTGTTCCCATGCATCAATAACTTTACCAGCTCTAACATGCTCAAACTCCCACCATGTTCCTATTGGAAGCGCAGCACCAATCTTTCCGCCTTTCAGCACATCAGCATCAACATTAAATTTTACCGGTAATTTACTTTTCATTGTTATTCTCCTTAAGACTCAGGTAAAGTAATCGAGAAAGAATCTACAGTACACGACGCACCAGCAGTTAAATACACAGATGTCATATTAAGTTCTCTACCACTTGTTCCTACTGCTCCATCAATTCTTGGATATATGTATGTAGTATCTGCTCCACCAGCATCAGCAGCGTTAGCATAAAACCTGTACCAAGAAGCAGTACCACTTGCTGCAACTACTCCGCTCCACACTTCAGTATTTTTTGAAATTACTCCAAGTGCTGGTATTCCAAATTCGAGACCATTTGCTACAGCACCGGGAACAAATGCACCATTACTTACTGTAATAGTTACTAAGGCAGTTGCTCCGCCTATAGAATTATCAGGACTTGTTGGCTGAGTCCCGTTATAAATCTTTAAAACGCCATCTTTAAAAATATCTTTTAATGAACCACCTTTAATACCAACAATAGTAACTGTTTCACCTGCTTCATCACCAGCAAGTAATCCTGTAGCTACTTCCATTGTTCCAGCAACTACTGATGTTAAAGTAAAAGGTCCGTGGATTGCAGCCATACCACCAGTAAATCCGTATACAATTACTGCATCACCTACTGAAAATCCAGCATCAATAAAACCATTACCTGTGTCAGTAAAAGAATCAGCACCTGCACCGCCATCTACTGCTGCTATTCCTGTACCAGTAATAAGATTTATTCCTCTTTCTGGTGCTGCTCCAAGAATTTTATTTCTTAAGCAAGTTGAAAATTTTAAAGCCATGTTAGTTCCTCCCTATTTATTTAGAAATACAATATATCTTCTATTATGGTATACTGCGCATCCTGATGCAACAGGCGGCAACCACAATCTTCCATCAGTAACATTTTTTATATAGCCATTATTCGAAGCTACATAAATTCCATTCTGAGCTGTCCATATAACTATATTATTATGAAGTTCAGAATATGTACTTATTTGAATATTAATATTATCGCTTGTCACTCTTACTAGCGTACCAGGAATTAGCGGATAGTCTGATACTTTTATTAACTGCATATCATCAGGATTAGTACCATTTAAAAAGTAAACAGCATTTGTTGTGTAGACATAAATGCCATCTGTAATAGATTTAACTCCAGTAATAGTATTCTCAAACCAGAAATAACCGCGAGCATAGTCATACATACTATAGCCAAATGGCTCTGAAAAGAATAGTAAACTATCAACAGCTAAATACATTCTTCCGTTATATAGATCTACATGCTTTGCCACTGGAGGACTAGAAAATGTTTTTACAGTAGACGGACCTGCATACTGTGTAGCCATATCAAACGTCCAAGGAATTACTGTTGTTCCTTTGATGATTCCCTTCTCAGTTCCATTACAGAAATACGTAGCATCCTGCACGTCACAGTAAGATACTTCATGACTTGTTACTGCGACAATAGGCGTAGATGTAAAGTCATTGTTAAGTTTACAAATATAATTATTCTTAACAATAAAAGTTCCATTACTACCTGTCCAAATAGACTCTACATTACCAGTTTCAGCAGTAGCAGTTATACCGTTTCTTCGTTCAATAGCTCCATCGTCAAGAATATTAACATTGACAGCAACAGATAGTTCTCCTGCTCCTGTGTCAGTATTAAATTTTCCTTTCGTAGGACTTACTGCATTGTTAAGTCCAAGACAGTCTTGAAACAATCTCACATACTTAGCCATTTAAACACTCCATGTTGACCTGCTTACAACAGACCTTCTTCGACTAGCATACTCTCGCATTTTGTTAAGTCCGTTCAAATATAACTGTGTGAATAAAGATGTATTTACTTTATTCCCCTCAGTACCATCCTCAATAAAACTATACCCTATAGCCGCAGCTTTATTTACAATAGTTTCTCTTTGCAGAAATTCTGGGATAAAAGAAGGAGTGTCAGAATCAGATACAAGCAATGCAGGAACATGATACCCTATACAGGTTACAGTCGCTGCAACTGTAGGAATCGGCTGGTAGTATAGTATGCTTCCACTACAGTGGACATATTGTATATCTCCAGTTTCATCCAGTGCAGGATATAACTCTATAAGTTCTTCCAAGGTATCGAGTATGATATACTGGCCATCACTGTCACCAGCGTACTTAAGTCTACTTGAAAAGCCAGTTGGCATATTAACGTAGTAAGTTGTCGTACTCGTTGTTACGCTACTGACTTGTCGCAATTCAGGAAATCGCACATCTTCAGCAATTTGCTGAATAGCTGTATTTATATAATTTGGCACACCACTGAGTATTAATGAACTTTGGTCCATTAAAAGACTTAGTACCTCATCTTGCATTTCTTTGTACGTCATCTGACACTCCTTCAATCAACGTCAATTTTTGACTTTACTGCGCAAATTTGTTAACAAGCATATGAATTCTGCACTTGCCAGCCGCAACAGTTCCTGCATTAGCAGCTATCATCATGACTGTCGGCACAGTAGTTGCAGCACCTGTGAGCATGTACGGAGCAGTCGGAACAGCAGCAATCTTAGCAGTCAACCAATCATTGCCTGTTGCGGAAGCAGGATGATAATAACCCGCAGTTGTTGCTGTAATATCGGCAGCCTCTACAAACTCATCATCATCAATAGTAGTACCAACGCCACCGGTTGTGATAGCGTTAGTAGCCAGAGAACAAAGACCTACGCTGAAGGTTGTGCCAGCAGTGAATGCCAGTATAACCTCAACAATAACCTGTTCAATAAAGATGAACTGACCAGCAGTCGGGAACGAGAACAATATAACATACTTGTCATCAATCGCTGCTGATGCAGAAGCATCTACCAAACCAGAAGAAAGCCAGAACGGATTTCCCAGTACGTTTGTTCTTTCATCTGTACGACGAACATCTTGAATAATAGTAACATCTGCCATTTTTAAAATCCTCCCTTACGGATAAATAACTGAATATTGTACAAAAACTCTGAAATCTCCAACAGTGCCATCTACATCAGCAACTGTTACGGTTACAGCTCCCTGACCACCTGAGAAGTATTTGCCTGGGAATGTAGTAAGAGCAATATTAAATGCTCTCTTTAAACCAACTACAGTCGGGTCTGCAATACCATCAGTAATGAAACCATTTGTAACAGCAACTTCACCATTACCAAGCCAACCTACTTCGACTGTTGCATTTACAGTAAACGCTGTGACAATCTGAATCCAGCAGTCGAAAACGAAAGCATAATGGGGAAGCTTAATTACATTGTAAGTTCCGTCAGCAGGAGCCAACATTAATTTGCTTGCTTCAAGCCTAAAATTATCAGCGGCTTTGTGTGTGTAAGCATCGATATTAGCCATTAGTTAATTCCTCCTTTAGGAAATCGCTGCGCCCCAAGAACTTCCTACGATAACACCGTAGTCTTTGCCGTCGAAGATAGGTTTAGCAGCACCGAAAATACCACCTCCACGAATCATGACAAAGCGTTCTGCGTCTTTGGTGTAAGGAACGAAAGCCATCGTGGTTGATTTGCTTTCACCAGCACCACCCCAAGCCCACACAGCAGCCTGACAACCAAGGAACAGATTGCGATATACGTTTGAATTATCTGGAGATTTACGAATGTATTCGCTCTTGGAAATCAGCATACCGTTATACTCAATCTCTGTCTGCGGGACATTGAGTTTATTAGCAGCACGCTGCAAGTCACCCCACTGACCTATGTTAGTATTCTGACGAAGTTGGTCGAAAACATAGTTGTGAAGAATAACTCTCCAGTAATTCTTCCCGCCCAGTTTAAGAGGACGCAGTTTATAACAACCAGTTGCCGGAATTTCTGCACGCTGCTTCATCTTATCCAACATGGAAAGATCCATAACATCAGCTGATGTCATTGAAGCTTCCGCAACGTCATTGGCAAGAATATGATGACCTGTGTCAGGTGCAGTGATTGCTGTCGCGAAGAACTTACCAGCAACAATCTGATAACTTGTATCACCGCAGAGAACTGCCATCAGATAGGTATTGAGTTTCTCAACCCACCAATCCTGCAGACCATTTTTGCCTTCTTGCATCAGGTTATAAGGAACCCTCTGCTCTTCCATTCTGCCACCAGTATCAACCGCATGGTTGAGTTCTTCGATGGTCATCTTGAAATCTTTGAAGCGAAGTTTCTCTTCATTTCCTTCAACTGTATCGTTACCGACAACACCTTCACCAACCAAAGGCAAACGAATACCAAACGTAATCTGGTCGCCTTCACCTTTAGCAAGTTCTGTGCGTAACTGAACAATTGAATTACTGTCTTTACCTACCAGCGAGTTGATTTCAACTGCAGGTAGAATGATACTAAATAAATCTCGTGCCCATTTCTTACGGGTAAGATTATCGTTTGTTAAAAATTGAGTCTTAGGGGTATCAGCCATTTCAACTTCCTCCATTAATTAAGTTGATTCGCAAGATATTTATCATAAATATCTTTTGGAACTGTTGATAATTCATCTTCATCCAGTGCGTCTATCTTAGCAGCAGTCCATCCGCCACTTCCTGCACCACTTCCACCTGAACCGATATTAGCAGCAGAAGGTGTAGTATCTACTGGTTTCTTTTCCTTTGTACCATCTGCTTCTGCAGCCAATTTTTTAGCATCATCCTTACCACCCTCATCAGCTTTAGCATATCTCGGATGATATCTCTTTACCAATTCGTAAATTTTCTTGTAAGGATTTACCTCTTGCCAAATTTCAGATTCCATTCGAGCAGCTACTTCTTTAGTGCTCCCACCGTTCTCTTTCACATAGTATCTTGAAAAAGCATCAATGATGTCGTCAAGATTACCCTGTGTACAAACATCTCGAACGTCAGCATAATTAGGATTGAGTTCCATAATCGCAACCATTTCGTTCAGTTTGTTTTGTCTTTCTGCGAAGGCAGCCTGTAAAGCTTCTTGCTCATCTTTTGAAGCTTTATCTTCCTCTTCAGAAATAACACCCTTATCCAGCATTATTTTATGCAGCTTCTGATAGTCGCTAGTAATCTTTTTAAGGGCTTCATTAATCTGACGGTTTTGCTCTTTAAGCTCTCTAATAACATCAAGCTTATCGTCAGCATCTTTATCATCACCCTTATCATCTTCTTTAGCTTTACCATCATCACCTACCTTAGCATCTGCATCAGCCTTTGCCTTATCTTCTGCTGCCTTAGCTTCTGCAAGCTTGGCATCTTCAGCAGCTTTAGCTTCTGCAGCTGCAGCATCACTACCATCATCTTCACCAATCTTATTCATCTCATCTTGAATAGCATTGACATCTTCCACCGTTAAACCTCCAATTGCATTTGCCTCTGTCATAACGTCTCCTTTTTTTAGTTTTTTTAGTTTTAATTATTCTGCTGGTTGCTTTGACTCTTTTGTCTGCAATCCAGCAATCAGGGTTTTAACTAAATCACCCTCTATCTTCTTATCTGAAGTCATTATTTTTGTAAGGTTATTAATGACTGCAATATACCTTTGATTTTCTATTCTAGCCATCTCCAATTGCTGCTCAGCCGCGGCTTGTTGTTGTGCAGCTTGCTGTTGTGCCTGTTGCTGCATTTGGCTGTATTGCTTTAACTTCTGCACTACTGAGAATGGTGCTCCAGAGTATTCAACAATAAGGTCAGGAGGTACAGAACCTGGACTCTGATGACTTATATCTACCAGTAGTTGAGCGATAGAGTTTCTAGAGTTAACTGTTTCAATCCCTTCTTCCACATAGAAATCATATTTCCCAATAGTAACATCATTAAAGTCTGGTGCTTGCGGATTACTCTGTGAGTTGATTTGCATAAGCATTTGGCCATTCTGACCCTCTATTCTGATAACTCTTTCAGAACTAATGTACTGCTGAATAAAGGAGAACAGGAGTTTAGTTGCCTGCAACCTGCTCTTTTTAAAGTTATCAAGCAATAAGAATAAGATAGCAATGTTCTGTCCCTGCCGCAGTTGTGTGGTAATACCAGGCTCTCTTGAGTATGTCTGAATACCAAGTGTATCATTCTGCACACCAGATACATCTTTCATAAACTGTCCGTCGGTATCCATTAACTGCCCGTACACAGGACTAATGGAAGGTTGGTCAGTAAACTTAACCTTTCCCAATGCGCCTGCAGCAACTTCCATGTGGTAGTTTGGCTCAGCAGATTTAGCTTCGTACGCTTCAATATCAAGTATAGCTCCAACTTCATGAATCAATATACCTTTAGGAGAAGTCTGCAACAGATGCTGCATTTGCCTTCTCATAGTATTAATTCCTGTTTGTGGATCTTTCATTAAATTGATTAATCCAAACCATCTGTTTTCTCTGTCGTGCTTAAAACCACCAAAGAGAACACAAGGGAATCCTTCCCATCTATGCTTAGATGTGCCTTTCTCAAATATATAACAGTTGGAAAAGATAACATACTTGTAAACAGTGCTCCACTTTTTAATCCCTTCAAACTTAGGATCAACAATAGCAGTACCATCAGGGAGCACTATACCTTTTCTTATACCATCTCTAAACGCTATATAAGTTTTCTCATCAAGCTTTTCCACTTTACCATTAGCTGGATTAATAACCCACCATACTTCTTCAGTAGCTTTGTACCAGCACTCTGTAACTCTGTAAGTTCCTTCAACTGCGTTGTAAAACATTGGAGCGGAACCGTCAGAACTCTGCAACTGTGCTACCATATCAGGATCAAAGTCAGGATATTTAACTTTAATTTCTTCTTTATCGTACCAGAAATCCATAAAGACAAAACGAGCATCTGACATATCGTAGTTAATACTCCTTGGATCTAACTTGAAATTTCTTCCGTGCACAAACCTTGTCTTTATTTCAGGCTCATAAGGATTATCTCCAGCAATATAAAAGTGCAGTAAACTTCTTCCACTTTTTACAGTATGTTCAAAGCAAGTCATTTCATTGTCAGCAAGACTTGATTCCCTGCGGTAAAACTTGATAGTCCCATTGGCCAGTTCCGCCAATGCTTCATCATTTTTCTCAACAGGGAAAGCAGATGGAAGTTGTCTATTCTGACCAGCAATACCAATAACAACATCCACCTTTGGTTTTATCTGATTGTAAACAAGTGCTGGTCTTTTAGCTAAAGCCAACTTTGTAAGAACTTCTTGGGAGTCTTGGTCACCAGCATAGAAGTTGTAATCTTCTTCAGCCTCAGTCAACCACTTACTTTCTCCGTCAGAACCTTCAGCATATCGCAACCAAGTCTGAACTTTATTCAGCAATGCAAGGTCTTCATCTGATAGATTTTGCAGTGAACCTATTGTTGGAGTATCTAAATAATTCATCTTAATTATCCTTAATCAACGTCAAATTTTGACTATTCTTTGCGAGGCAGAGCTAACTTCTTTCCAGACTTATGCAACTTAATCTTTGCTCCGCCTTTCTTTTCTGCTATCTTAATTGCTTTAGCTAAGTACTTCATTATGATTCCTTTGAGGCTATGATGAGATGCAAGGAGACCGAAGAACATCCCATCATAGCCTGCACCAAAAGGTGCAATTATTTTTCCATTTCCTGTAATTTTGAAACCGCCGCCTGAATCGAATTGAGAATCAGTGTTTTGCTTACATCAACTCCGATTGCGATACCCTGCTGAACAAGTTTATCTCCGACCTGATTAAATGCCGTGTCCCTCTTTTCCGACCATGACATATCATTGTCTTTTGCCAGTTCCATAACCACTTCGGTAGCCAGAGCCAGCACTACAGCACCGTATCTGGTGAAGAATGTTTTAATATAGGGCAGTAATTCGTTGAATATAGCCGACATGACTAACTTAATCTTGCTTAAAAAATTCATAATCTCTCCTTTAAAATTTGATTTTAAATTTAAAATACCACTTTTCAGACTTGCCCAAACTTCTGGCCGTGTCCATGTTTTCATCAGCTCGGCGGTAATAATCAGGAGTCACCAGCCACTTGATGAATCGCTCTTTAATCTTTCTGAACAACTTTCCCGCCTGTAACATTGGAATCCTTTTGCACAACGCCCCACAAAACAAGAAGCACCGGAAGAATGAAGTTTGTCCACTCAACGGGAGCGTCGAAATCTACATTCTCCAGCAAAACAGCAACGCCGCTTATGAATCCAAGCAGTGTGGTTTTCCAATTCTTTTTGATGTGATCTCTCTTGAGATACAGTTTTGCCAAAACACCGATGATTTTTAATTTGTTCATGCGTCACCTCTCAATAACTCCGTAACTCTCTTTGCCCGATTCGGCGTCTGTTTTGCCCACAGGCTTTTCAGCATATTGTCTGCGGCTTCTTCCCACGCTCCGATGTTGATTAAATGAATTGATCTTACAAATTTACTGGCTCTGTCATATCCAAGCTGAAAGAGGAAATCCGTCAACGCAACTTTCCGGTTGTGTGAAAAGTTCTTGAAACAGGGGAATAGTTTCTTGCAGTCTGAAACGGCGTGGCCTTCGTCAATAGTGTAAAGCCGGTCGATGTGTTCATCGAGTATTTTCCCGTTCTTTTGGAGATACTTTTCA